CAGGATATTTGTCTCTTGCATTAACTCTGAATCTATATTTAGTAGTATCACTTTTATATGTTCCTACATTATTATCTAGACTTAATATAAAGTTGTTATTGTTTAGTACGCTTAAGCTACCGGTTGTATAAGTACTATCGTCCCATTTCATTTCTAAAGTAGGAGGATATATAGTATGAGTATCTACTGAGAAGAAACTAAGTGCTACGAAACTAGCTGAATAGTTTTCTACAGCAGTAGGGTGTTTAACAATGAATCCGCTATTTTGTGATCCATTAAACCAACTATTAACTATTGGAGTCACATCTACGTTAATGTCTTTAGCATCTTTGTAAGTGTAAGATTGCGTAGCAAAAGAACCAGTCCAGTTGCCACCACCAGGAGTTAAAAAATAAGAAGCATTTACCCATGTATTAGAAGCTGTAACGTAAGCGGTTGGACTGAACCAAGAAACTCCATTAACAGTATCAGGAAAATCGTTGTATTTACCTGTACCCATTTGCCAAGAAGAAGAGACTTGTCTTATTTCTAGACTGTATGTAGTAGATAAGTTTTCTGCGTTAGCAAGATATAATTTTAAACCGGCTTTCCAAGATCCTGTGCTGTAAGATTTTATAGTATTGATATCCTCATCGCTAAAAAGCACTAAAGCTCTTCTAAGATCATCGTTAGATATCGGACCAGCTGGATCTATATCAACAGAGTAATCAACTAACGTAGAGTTATTTTTAGCTGACACTTCTAATACTTCATCAAGACCGGTGTTTTTTACTGGAAATCTTGAATAGATTGTTGCGTCTGCTGTGGGAAATATTTTATATACTGCCATTGTTTATTCTTTAAAATGTTACTACTCTACCTTTTATGTCTGTTTGAGGAAACTTTAATTCAAATATGCAAGGATCTAAAGAAGGGTATATCACATTGTTTAAAGTTGCGGCTTTAATATCGTAAGAATACTTAGAGTAATTATTTGCTTCTCCTGATTTATTGATTATTGCAACCTCTTTAACTGTTTGCACTCCATCTATTTGATCTAGTAAAGCATATAGATCTCCCAATATAATAGGTTGATTTATCTGCCAATTGTCTTTGTCAAAATAGTTTTGTAAAGATAAAATACACCTAGCTAAAACGTCTTGACTTGTATAGTTAGGTCTTATTACAATATCAAAATTACAACCAATATTAATTATATATGCTGGCTTAATATTGATAGCGTCTGTCAACATTCTATAATCTGATATGTAGGTTTTTAAATTTTCCATAAGAGGCATAGAAGGAGTAGCCAAATGATTAGCGTTATCCAAACCTAATACGTAAAGACTTACCATTATTTGATCTCTTTGGCTATTATCCGCTGCTAAATAGTTTGTATATGTAGCATCGTCTTTTGTGATATATGCTTTTGATATTTTACCAAACTTAGAAGGCATGCTTAAACATCTAGCCAAATAATCTTCTTGTGTAACAGCTCTTAATTGACTAGAGAACTCTGCTTGAATGTTTAGTTTTAATTCAACATCAGAATCTCCGTCTCCACCACCAGAAGCTGGGTCAATATTGTTAGTTACTACTGTATTTTCGAAAGATAAGTCTGAAGCAGTTACTGATTTGTTTACTATATAAGTTAACTCATTAGATAAAACGTTAGCAGAAGCTCCGCCTCCAACTAAATAAGTGAATGTTAATGTAGTATTTTGAGGAGCCAATCCGTAAGTTTGCGTAGTAACAAAATTAGTAGGATCGAATGCAGTGTTTAGCAAAGTCAAACCAGAAGTAAGACCAACTCCAACTGTATTTGGATTAGGAATTACACTAGTGTCAGAAACTTGATTTATACCAGATCCAAATTCAATATTCATAGTTCCATCAGCTTGATATCTTGTAGTGAATCTTCTAGGAACTGTTAATTTTTCTATCATGTAAGGCACTTGATTGGCGCTTTGATAGAATTCTGGGTAATTAGCTGCTGTGTTTGTAACAGGGTTTAAGATATAGTCTTGAGCTAAGTAAGGCACTTCGTACCATAAATTGCCATCTGAATCTTGTACTTTTAAAATAGTAATGATATCAGTGTCTTGTAAATTTACAGTAACGAATCTTTCAGCCGATCCAAAGTTAAATTCTTGTGTTTTAACTTGACCTGATATTGCTTGAGTAGTTTTTTGTAATAAGAAACTTGTAGGAACTCCGAAAGAATCCACTGTATAAGTAGAAACTGTAGTAGGATCTAAAGAAGAAGAAGTAGTAAAGTCTACCTTATTTGGAATATAAAAGAAATTAGAAGTATCTACGTTAGATCTTATTTGCATTCCATCTGCAATGGTAAGAGCGTAAGTAAAATCAGGAACAAAAATACCGGCTTCATTAGCTGAAGGAACCTGTTGATAAACTTGAAGATCAACAACTGCAGCAGAGGTGGTCTTTGGTCTATAGCCTAACATGTATGCCATAGAGTACAAATTGCCCTTTTGCTTTGCGTATTGTAAAAAAGTTTCTTGTAATTGATTGTCCAAATAGAAAGATAAAACGTCTCCAACATAAGCGGCCATTTCTATAAACATAGAACCTGGCGAAGCTTGAGTAAAATCGTTGTACACCGTAGGATAATACGATTTAGCATATTCTATTAAGTCCGATTTGAACGAACTAAAATCTTTATTGAGATATTTTACATCTGTACTGTTTGGCATCTTTATACGTTTTGTATGGTCAATAACACTTCGTCTGACTCTTTTGTATTTCTAATATTATAACTAAATTCTATATTAATAGCTCCTATGTTAACGTCTGAACTAACTACCAAACTAACTATGTTAACGTTCGGAAAGTTATTTTCTATTTGACTGATTAGCATAGTTCTTAGATCATCTGTAGTATTTGTTTCCAGCTGCTCGAATAAGAACGATCTTAAACCTGCTCCAAAGTTAGGACTAAAAGGTCTTTCTCTAGGATCGGTTAGCAAGAAGTTAATCAAGTTATATTTAGTCTGATCCTTAGTGCTATACACGGTATTGAAAACGTTAGAGGTAGAAAAAGGAATACTAACGCCTACTCCTGTAGAAGGGCGCAAATCAAGGGGCGATATTTTTCTAGCGTTGTATGCCATTAAATTGCGCCTTTAGCTTTTAATTTACTCATTAACGCCGAAAAGTCAGGGACTTCGTTTATTTGTACCATACTTGGATCAGAACTTGGTCGTGCTGTTGCTAACATACCATTAACATCTCCTACTGCAACTTGCTTTGGTTGAAAGAAACTAGTTGGATCTATTCCTATCGAATCTGGACCAATGTCTGAAGTGTTAAAAGACATATCGTCCATGTCACCCATTGTCATAGCAGTCTCATTTAACATATTTGCCAAAGGATTGCCTGCGAAATTGGGTGTAGGGCGCACTGGTTGTGTGTTTAGTGTGCCTGGTATAGCCATTTTAGGTCGCTTTGATTCTTTTATAACCTCTTTAGGAGTGCTTGAGGATTGAATCTCCTTTAAAATGGCAGGCATTTCTTGACGGATCGCATTTACGACCTCTTCCCTGATCAATTTCTTTAGTAATTCTAATTGGTTACTTTTTGCCATATCCTATAAATATTGATTTTATAATATTCCTTTTTATCGAATGTTTTGTGTAGAGTCAGATTTGCCTTGTCCAGAGTAATAAGATCCTCCACCACCAGCATAAGATACAGGAGTTCCATTAGAGCTTGCTGCTCCGCCTCCTGTAGCAGAAGTAGAAGTTTGAGCCTTTTGGTTTGTATTGTCTACTGATTGACCTCCCTCTAATTGTTTTATTTCAGCTTCTAATTTTTTGATTTCTTCTTCGTTCTTTTTTATCTTAGGATCTAAAAGCTTCTTAGCCGCCGCAAAAGCTATAGGACCTAAAAGTAATGCTGCAGCTCTTTCTTTTTTCCAAGTGGAAATTTGATCTTTTAAGTCAGATATTTTATTTTTCTTTTCAGCGATTGCTTCTTTATTTGCTTGCTTGTTGGCTAATTTACCTGAATATTTTCCAGCTGGATCTGTTTGCTTTAGATTACTTGAAAGATCAGAAGAGGCTTTAGCCATCATCTTTCTCATTCTCTTTCTTAATTTCTTACCACCCTTAATGCTATTAATGAATCCGTTGATGCCTAAACCTGTTGGTGGATCGTCGTCTTCACTATCAGGATCATCGTCACCGGTATCAAATTCCATAAATTCTATATCATCTATGCTAAGATCTTCGTTCGTTAAGAAGTTCATAGACTCTTCCATCACTGAAATATCGTTAGCAGAAAAGCCAGAAAAACCTAAATTTGGTTGATTTCCTCCTGATTCTGCCTTTTGACCTTCTAAATTGGACTGCCTTCTTCTTGCATCTTCAGATAAGAAAGAATCCAAACTCTTTCCATAATCATCTCCTCCAATGTTTGTAACCATAGAGTCTAATCCAGCTCCACTTCCATCAAAGCTAGCATTAGATATTGGAATATTCAAAGGAGATCCATTAGCACTAGTAGGATTTATTGCTGAAGATTGATTATTAGAAGCGATTCCTCCCAAGCCTAAAGTTTGAGAAGTGCCTCCGTTTTGATTTATATTTTGGCCTTGTTTAGAAGCGGCCAAATCTCCAAGTCCTGTCATTAAAGCACTCGTAAGACCAGAAGCTCCTGATCCTCCATTTGCATTAGTACCGCCTAAGCCATTTAGCATTACGTTAGCTTTTTGAGCATATCCAAGAGCATTAGTATTAACTAATCCTAAAGCAAGTAATTTAGCTTTTACTTCCGCAATAATTATTTTATCGTCTGATGCATAGGTAGCTTCTGATTGAGTAGCTAATATTCCTTTTTCGTCTATAGCTATACCGTATCGTCTTCTTAATTTTATTTCTGTATCTACTGATTCTTCAGTTAATATCTCTATAGTGTAAGGTCCAAATTTATTATTTTTAGTATTCTTTTTATCGAAGTAATTATTTAAAAACTCTAAAAGTCTAAGAGCTCTATCTCTTAAAAGATCTCTCACATCTTTAAATTCATTCATTAAAGCCGGATCTACGTAAGCGCCATTTCTTCTTGCGTTTAATTCACTAGCATCAGGAGTAACGCCAATTACGCCAAATCCGTTTCCGCCTGCATTAGAATC